CTTCATTATCTAATCCTTCGTGGTCATCTGACATAGAATTAATACAATATTTTCCATAATATGTTTTATTGTTTTTTCCAATTTTATAAATAAAAGTAATAAATGGCATGTACATTATTTATTCATTTATATTTACACCCTTGAAGATTTAAAATGGCACCTTGAAGGTTGGACACAATCAATTCCGTGTAAATTTTGGTTAGGCTTACTAAATGTAAGGGTTGATTAATCCGATTTCTTCATTCAGAATGATACTGGTAAATCCCTGAAATGTCCAAATGAGAATACACCCAAGGACATATAAATATATGTAGTGTCTTTAAATCGTTTTTTCTAAAATACTTTAAGGGTGTGGTTTTAAATCTTCAAGGGTGTAAATAATTTTTGCATTTGAAATGAAAAAAAGTGTAATAATTAATTTAAACTTGCCCCCAAGTATTATGATTAAAAGGAGATATTAATACCTGAACAATATTATTTTTCCAATAATCTACTTTTTGTTGAAATTGAATATCTTGTAAAGTTTTTGGATATGGACTAGATACTTTCATTAATTCACTTTCTTCGTGACTTATTCTTGGTTTCTTACCATAACAATTTACACCAAATTTTACATTTGGATTGGCTATATATCCTCCATTTACTCCAGGACGTCCACAATCGTGCTCGTGACCTTTAATTTTTTGTAAATTATTAAAGGTTGTTTCTTGAGTTGGAAATAAAGCCATTTGACCTGCTGACCAACCATAATTACACCATTCACCTCCATTTTTATACGCATCTTCTATTTGATCATAGGTGGCTAAAGTAGCGTCATATGCCTGGCATAAAGTTTTGGCATCTTCATAATTATAATTATTTCCTGGAATATTAAATACTTGTGACCTAAATAGTCTCTCTGGTCTACTTGAACCACCACTACTAGATAAATTGTTACTATCAATAACCAATTCTTTTTTACCTAAATTATAATCATTTTTTACTAATACATCTACCTTTGGTTGACTTGTAAATAAATCATTTAAATATGCTGTTAAGTTTATACTAAAAAAATATTGAAAAGCATTTATTAATATTAAAACAATTACTATTAATACTATTAAAATGCCTAATATGGATTGCCAGTTACTATAATTTGTATCACTACTATTCATACTAAAATTTTGGTCAGTTCCATTATTTCCTAAATTTGAAAAAAATATTAAATAAGAAATTATAACCAAAAGTATTATAAAAAATACAATTGGATTTAAAACAAAATTATTTAAATAATTATACATATTTATTGGATCGGTTGTAGATGATGTATTTACTTCCATTTATATATATACTAATGAATTTGTTTTTTCCTATAAAAGAGAACATAAGCTTTTGCTGAAATAATTGCTTCCACTAAACTTACCTCTGTAACGTTGGTATCATTAAAATGATACCATTTACCATTTGCGTTTTTTACATAACAAGTATAATGACCACCATAAACTGAACCAGAATGATTACAGATTCCATATAATTCATAAATATACGATTTTTTATTGTAACCAATTACATAAGAAGATAAATCCAAATCATCTAAAGGAAATGTTATCAAAATTTGGTTTTTCTGGTTACGCGAATTAAACCTTTTGAAATCAATTACTAAAATATTTGGAAATGACCAGAACAGTATTGATTTTTTTATATCTATTTTGGATTTACTTTCTTCGTGATACCACGCATTTTCTCCTGTTAATTCTTCTCCTTCAACATATAAATTTAAGCAGTCTATTAAAGTTGGATTTTTATTATTGGAAGGAATAGGTAAATCAATCATAAAATAGGATTCAGGTGTTTGTTGTAATTTTTTATTATCTTTTAATGATTTTATTTCAGAAACATGTACACCATAAAACATATTCCAAATTTCTGAATATTCTTTTGTATACATATTTTTAATCATATTAAAACATTTAATGGCTAATTCATCTGTTTCATTTTCTGGATTTCCAGTAATATTAATTTTAATTTCTCTAGCTAGCGAATTATGGAAACAATCAATCAAGAACAATAAAAACTCGGATACATCATTTTGAGAATATCCAGTGAAGATTTCTATTTTTTTAATCTCCGCAATTTTTTGGATAGTTTTAATAAATTTCATCGGCGAAACAATATTATTATTTTCCCATAATAATTTTCTTAAATTATTCCATTCTAAAAGCATAATAGTATCACATTTATTTTTTAATTTTTTTTTATAATTATTTTCATTTTCTAGAAAATCATTTAATTCATAGGTGTGTGAAATAATTTGTATACAAGAATTTATAAAACAAGTATTTCCCAAATTAGTTAAACCTGAAAGACCTTTATTACTGTATACGTTTTTTTCCATATTTTTTTTGTTAATATATTTATTTGTACATATATATTTAAACAGATTTAAATAATATTATATTAAATATATGTCGAACAATCTTTTTAATGATATGAATAGTTCTGATATCTTATTAATAAATATTTTGAATACGATGTATAATGATAACTTAAGAATGATTCATCATTTAATAGAACAAAATAATGAAATTAGGCATAATTTATTAACTATTTTTAATGAAAGAAGAAATAATTTGAATTCAACAAATACAAATACGAATACTAGAAATTCAAATAATTTTTCAAGACCAACTAATACTTCGAGAAGAACGCCAAATAATAACAGAGTGTATATAAATAATATTCCTTTTATTGTTGAAGAATTACAATTTACACCTGAAAGTCAAAATTTGGGAACTCAAATTAGAAGTTTAGTTAATAATGATTTTTATAGATTATTAAGCACATTTTTAGAACCAATTAATATTACTCCTACACAAGAGCAAATTGAAATAGCAACTAGAAATACTATTTATGGTCAAATTACTAATCCAACTAATACTAATTGTCCAATTTCATTAGAAAATTTTACTGATACAACCCCGGTTACTATGATATTACACTGCCGACATATATTTAATACAGAACCGCTTATGTCTTGGTTTAATAGTAACACTAGATGTCCTGTTTGTCGGTATGATATAAGAAATTATAGAGGAAATACAAATAATACAAATAATACAAATAATACAAATAATACAAATATCAATAATATTGTTGATTATGAGAGTGATAGTGATAGTGAAAATGAAACTACAAATAATAATGAAAGTAATAATATTCAAACCACAAATAATAGTGCTAATAATAATAATAATTTGAGAGAAAATCAACCAAGAACCACATCTATTCATAATTCTGGTTATTTAAATAGAAACTCTAATCGTAATTATAACCGTAATTATAGAAATACAACAAATCCAACTGTGTTAGATATTTCTATCTTAGATTTATTAAATGATTTATCTGGTAATTTTCCACTAGGTAATTATTTCTCTCAACAACAATAATTTTAAAAGTAAAAAAGTATAAAAGATTTAAAGATTATATTTTTTATTTATGTAAAATGGAATTCAAAAGACATAATTTTAAATGGAATATAAATGAAACTTTGCGATTACAAAGAGAATTTGAATTACTGGAATTAACTATTCAAGATATTGCAATAAAACACGGTAGAACTACTAAAGCAATTTTATATAAATTAGAAAAAGAAGGTTTTATTAAGAGTTGGTCTGTTGTAAAAGGAATAGAAGAATATATTGAAAATGATGATAATTTACGTGAACATAAATCATTAATTTTAGATGATAATACTATTAGTAGTGTAAGTAGTTCAAATAAAGAATATGAAAGTGGTTATGAAAGTAGTGATAGTAGTTATAATACACCTGAAAATAATAATATTATTATACCTAATGAGGTAACAACAAAGGAAAAAGATAGTAAAATGGATGTAAATAGTAAAGAAAAAAATAATCTAAATTTAATGGATTATTTATATTTTTTACACGTAAACTTAGATATGTTATTTATATTAATAATGTGTTATGTACAGAATTTTTTATTTAGAAGTGAGGAAAATGAATACGATTAAATAATTATTATTTTTGTATATTTTCTAATCTTTTATTTGCTTCAATAATATACTCACAATTAATTTCAAAACCAATAAAATTAACATTATTATTTTTAGCTGAAACACACTCTGAACCAGAACCAGCAAAAGGAACTACTAATAATGTATTAGTTTGTTTATTTAATGATGCCTTAATTAATATATCACATAAGTTTAATGGTTTTTGTGTTGGATGATTAACGCGCTCCTTTTTTCCTGCACCACCAGCTAGAGCAGGTATTTTTATTACATCTCTAGGTAAGGCACCACCTTCGTGAGCATTATAAGTTGTTTCTTTCTCTCCATTACTAAATCTACCAACGGTTGGTTTTCTTGTCTTTCCGGCCGAATTTTTTAAAAATGAATCTGTATATGGTTCTCTCACGTCATCACGATTAAATATTGGTTTATCTTTATAACAACATAAAATACTTTCGTGAGTTCTTTGCCAAAAATGAAGAGAAGGAACTACTTTATTCGTATAATGCCAAATTAACCATCTTACATTACAAGTCAATCTTGTCCTTATAAAAGCAAGTATTTCACTAAATCCATATATATATAATGTTCCTTGTGGTTTTAATATTCTTAAACACTCATTAATCCATTTATCACACCATATTAAGTAATCATCCATTTTTTGTTTATCACTGTTATTCCCAAAATCTTTTCCAATATTATAAGGTGGGTCACAAATTATAATATCTACACTTTGGTCTTTAATTTTTTTCATCCCAGTAATACAGTTTTCATTGTGTATTTTATTAATTTCTATTTCGTCTTTAGCATCCATTTTAGTTAAATAATATAATTAAAAAATAATATTATTTAAATCAATTTTAAATTTTACACTATTTCTTTATACAATATTTTTTCGTTTAAAACGCTGTTTTTATATTATTTATATATTTGTATATAAATATAAATGATTATACCAATAGGTGTAGATTGTGGAATGGCGACATTTTTAAAAAAACATAATTTACGAAATATATCATTTCCATTTGATTGGACTGTTTCATATAATGGTGTATCTAAATGTATAGATGATAATTTCAACTGTTTTACAGAACCATTAAATAATAGAATTAATAAATATGATATATATTTTCATCACGATTTTGAAAATATTAATTTATTAAATCAAGAAAAAGAAAAATATACTAGAAGATATCAAAGATTAATCAATATATTAGAAACTAGTAACGAAGAAATTATATTTTGTAGAAGAGGGCACGCTTTTCATCACCATTTTGAACATAATGAAAAATATTCTAATATTGTAAATGATATTGATGATGCCGAAAAATTAGATGTAATTCTTCAAAATAAGTATCCACAATTAAAATATAAAATAATTGTAATTTTGGTCTGTGATAAATGTTTTAATCCAATTGAGACATATAAAAGCAAATCAGATAAGATTGAAATATATAATATAGCAACACCTCAGGCAGATGATATTAATTTTGAAAATTTATGCCGTAATATTTTTAAAGTATAGAAATATCCTATTTTTTTTCATATAATTTGCCATCTTTTCCACACATCGTATCAATTTTTCTTGATGTACTGCAGTAATGGTAATCTTCGTTATTACGATTTTTTCCATTCACTAAAAAATAATCATTTTCATTTTCTTTGGGAAACTTTGTGCATTTACCAAATTCACTACTATCAAAAAAATTTTTTTTATAAAACTTACAATCAATACATAATTTTGGTGTTATTATTGAACGTATTTGACTTGCTGAAAATGGGGATAAAAAAAAAGAGTAGATAATTATAGAAATATACTTCATTTTAATTAATTAAAATTATGTTTTTAAATTCTTTTAAGTGTTTTTATTGGAAAGAGAAGAAACTAGTTATACTTTTAACACCTTGTTTTTCATTATTTGTTTCTCTCAAATACTTGTCAAATAAAAGTGCTTTTACTTCTTTGTTTCTAAATTCTTCTAATTTATCTTGAAATTTATCATAATCATCTTTATATTTATTTTTTAATATTTCAACTTCTTTTTTATATTTTGGAATTTTAATTAAATGCTTTTTCTGTATTTCCCATATTTTTTCCAAAACTAAAGCAAATACTTGTTGAACAGGTTTCATAATTTGATTTGTAATATAAAACGAATAATCAATTTTCAAATTATTTTCTTTTATAAAAGAAGGTGTTTCTATTTTATCACCTTGAAGTGCTTTTTTATTGCTAGTATTTATATAAACAAAAGGAATTCTATCGCCAGGTCCTGGTTTATTTCCTGGGTCCCTAGCAGTTATTCTATCAGCCAATACCTTATGGGCTATAGATTGTGGGTTTTTATATCCTGAACGCAACGATTTTGTAATAATTAATTTATCCATCGGATATTTTTCGTCTACAATATTCTGTAATGAATTTTTCAAAAATTCAATTGCCAAATTAATATTCTGTTCTTTCATTAAAATATCTATTATTCCACCATAAATATCTTTCACAATTGGAGCATTATCTCTTCGTTTTAAAACTATTCCCATTTCTTTGCGTTTACATTTATTTGGATCTGTTTCATAAAGCATACCAACATATCTTTTCTTGGAAAGTAAACAAAATGGCATAAATGTTTTTTCATATTCTAAATCGTGAGGTCCTTTTAATAAACTGGAAGCTAAATGTCCGGCTTCTTGAGCTAATTCAATTGTTATTTCAAGCGCTTCTTTACCACGAATTGGTTTTCCTTGTGGTGTCTGTAAATTAAATGTAAAGAATACTGAGTCTGTGTTATGAACTATTATATTTCCTATACCAGCCGCAAAATGATGATTTTCAGTAGTTAAATCATAAACATAACCTTTGTATTCTAATTCTTGTATTTCATTAACATTTTGAAAGTATTTTTTATCTTCTTCAAAAACTAAATTTTTATTAAATAATTTAACTTTGTATTGAGTTTGACAATTATTATCATTTATATCATTACATTTTTCTATAATGGTTATTACATCTATTGATTGATAATAAGCAATAAATTTAGCCATTAAAATTTGTTGTTCCGGATCCGAAATATCAAATAAATTAATATTAAATGAAAACGTTTTATTATCTGTAAATTCTCTTAGTTTATGATGAAGTAATTCAGTTCCAATTTTAATATTTTTTGGTGATATTTCTTTGCCATTTTTTAATAATAAAGAATGATCGTCTGTAACATCTACAATTCCATTTAAAGTAGAAATTCTCATCATTTTTTTATGAGGTGCTAAAGTGTGGCGAATTATTCTATGTAATTTTGTCCATCCTTTTTCAGTCCAAGTTTCAATATTATTTAATTCACAATATTCTTTTTCTTGCTTTCCTGGTTCTGTACTTTTTATCCAAAGATTATTACCATATTTTTCAGCTAATCGTTCAATTGAAATAATATCCATAATTCCATTTTTTTTTACATAAACTGGTGTATAATTAGCTACACTATCACCGTATATGTATTCGGCTTTTGTTAAAACTGGACCGTGGTCTTTTGTATTACAAATTGTATCACCATAACATTCTTCAATTATTTTTTTAGCATATGTCAATAATAATCTACCAGTTGCTGTTGTACAGGCCGCAATATCTTTTTCATAAAATGTACTAGTTTTGGCACCACACTGACCATATAAAGAGTTTGCTGTTACCTTATATCCTAGTTGTCTTTTATCTAAAACATTTTTCATAAATTCATCTGTTTGTTGTGGTATTAATTTTCGTGTAGTTTTTCTAGCCAAAAGTAATTCTTCTAAAATAGATGGCATAATTGCTTTTCCTTCTGGAAATTGAGCAAATCTACAAGTTTTGGTTCCAGATTTTATTTTTTCGGCAGCTGCTTTTGGATTTTTACGCACATACTTAAATGTATCATAAGTTATATTTACATATTCATAACCTGGTAAATTATCATAAATAAAATTACCATTTTCATCTTTTTCACCCCATTCACTTATCATTTCGCCATTTAAATCGTATTCTCTAGTCCAAACCTTACTGTCGTGAGACAAATTTTCACTAATCATAGAACTTGGATACAAAGACGCATAATCTACACAAGCAACTGGATTATCTAAATATAAATCACATTTTGGGTCCAAAACAATCGCACCTTCATATCCTTCATCTAAATCACCTTTTTCTATTACTGGAATAAGTGTGCGTTTTTCTCGGCATTTTTTGGCTACATAACTTGTTAATTTAATTCCTTGACCTCTCATTACTAAGAAATTAATTGGCACACTACAAATTTTGGCCATTTCTATAAATCCAGTTAATACATCTACTTTATTAAACAAATAATGAACTAAGTTACAATCCTGAATACAATATTTAGCAATTACAGATCGGTCTTCAGCAGTTCCATTTGTCATTCTAAAAATATCTTTAGGGGTAACATCATCTTTGGCTAAACACCATCGCACTTTCTTTTTCATATCAGGATTTACTATTCCTTCTATTTTAAATTTGCTTTCTTGTTTATTAATACTGGTAACTTTAAATTTGGCACCATTATCATAATAATCAACGGAATGTCCTATTTCTTCAAAATGAATATAACTTCCTTCTAATAATCCAGTTAAATTAGTCGTTTTAATTTCAGTTTTGAAAGAATAATGCTCAAAACTTTTAACATAATCACCTATGAAATGACCAGCTACATAATCCAATTTATAAGAGGTCAAGTTTTCTTCACGACGGAAGAAATTATATAAATCAATTTGTAATCTTCCATTCATTTTAATAAATTTTAAATCGTGTTGACCACTCGCAATTTGAATACTACTTTCCTCAATTTTCAATTTATTTGTATCTTTATCTTTATTACCACATACCTCCTCATTATTTCGTGATAATTTTAAAAATTCTTCGGCACAATTATTTTCTTCTGCTCTTCTAAACATAAACTCATAATCAAAACCAAATATATTATAACCAATTACAATATCCGGATTTTCTTTTTGTACTAAATTTTTCCAAGCAAGTAATACTTCTTTTTCTGTATTATAAGTTTCTATGATTGAATTATTAATTGGTAATTCACTACAAGTATTTAAAACAATGCAGTGATTTTTATAAGGTTCACTTTCTCCATAATTCATAAATGTAGAACCAATAAATGTTACTTTATCACCCTCTAATTTTGGGAAACAATTATTTAATGAAATGTTTAATTCATAAATCTTACCATTTCTTTCAAAATTTTTATCGCATATAATATCTATTATGGTTGCTTTTTTATCGGTATAAGATTTTACAAAATTTTTATAATTATTATTAAATTCATCATTTTCATCATCTTCATTTGCCATTTTTTCAAATAATGCTTCAATTGTTGTTAATTCATTTACAGTTTGAATATTAGTACATCCTGAACGTACAGAACTCTCTAACCATTTTTCACATAATTCTTCTACTTGTTTTTTGGATTTTGGAGCATTTTGAGGTTTTGGATAAACCAAATCTATACTATCCATTTTTTCATAACCAAACACAGATAAAATAATTCGTCTCAAAATGTTTTTACATAATTCTTTTGTCATTTCCATTTTTAATGTTTCAAAATATTCAATTATATTTGTGGCTAATTTTTTATAAGATTTAATTGGCACAGGAAAATCACCGTGACTACTACTGGCCTCAATATCAAAACTCATTATTTTATATGGAACTCTGGTTTCCCTCTCATTTAAAGGAACAATATATTTAAAATTTATAATATATTCAAAATTACAAGTTGTTTTTTTGTTATTTTTAACTTCAATTGTTTTCTTTTTTGGAAGTGCAACCCATCCGGATGGACTAATGTCACGAATATGAAAGAACCTTAAAAGTGGAGGAATATTGGCTTCATATAGTTTTGTATTTGTATTTTCAAAAACCAATCCTTCTTTTAATAATTTATGACCTTTATTATAATCTGTATACCATAAATTTTTTGCTTTATTATAGGCAGCCATACTATTAAATTCAAATTTGATAAATTTATGTTCCTTTCCACCATCAAAACCATATAATTTTCTTCGTTTAATTATGATACAATCTGTAATAGATTTTTCGTAGTATTTACCCATTTTAGTTTTTATAAAATTTAAGAAACAATCTTTGGTGTAAGTGTTCCATTTATCATTTACCATAACATAAAAGAATGGTTTAAAATCTTCTACAATTATTGAACAAGTTTCACCTGTTTCATTTAAACCAAACATTTGTATCATAAATAATGAATTATCTTTAAAAGTTTTATTTTTTTCATCATCACTTCCAGAGGAAGTTTCATTATTATTTATGTCATTATAAATATTAAAATCAAATATTCTAAAAACGTGTTCCATTTTATTTGTTAATGTTATTTTATATTTAACCGTTTATTTCATTTATTTTTATTCATTTTTATTTATAATATAATAATATAATCAATTTTTTATGAGTAAAAAACCAATTACTGCTGTTGCTGTATTTAATTCTGGAAATATACAAGGAAATGTATATTTTATAGAAGATTTAAAAAATGAAAAGGTAATTATAAAAATAAACATAAAAGGTTTAAACAAAAATAGTCTTCACGGTTTTCATGTTCACGAATCAGGAGACTTAACTGAACAGTGCACAAGTATGTGTGCTCATTTTAATCCTTACAAAAAAAATCACGGTTGCCCAGGTTTGAAAGAAAGACACGTAGGAGATTTAGGTAATTTAAAAACTGATAAAAATGGTGTAGCTTTTTATAATATGACAGATGATGTAATTAAATTAAGAGGAACAAAATCTAATATAATAGGTCGTGGTTTAATTATTCACGCTGATCCTGATGATTGTGGAAAAGGAAATTTTCCTGACAGTTTGACAACTGGGCACGCTGGAAAAAGAATAGCCTGTGCTATAATTGGATATGCCAAAGAAAATTTTTCTTAATTACCTATTAATTGATTTAAAGATTAATAAATATATTTATATTTATATATATATAAATATAAATATGGAAATTAATAATTATAGTAATTATATTGAAAAAATTAAAAATAAAAATGCTTGTTCAGAATTAAACCAAATTAGCACCTTTAAAAGTCCTTTTGAATTGGGAGAAAATAATATTGATTTATTATTAAAATTTGCAAAATATAAGGTTCAATTAGAAATTCTAGATGGTTCTCACGATTTAGCACTTGATAAAGAGCAAATAAATCCATTAATTGATTATTGTAATTATTTTATAGATAAAGATGGGGGATTCATACATATAAATTCTCACATAATTGGGAATATTGTTATATGGGGAAGTTTTGATGAATTGACAGGATTTCGTAGTCAAGTGAGTATTAAAAATAAAATGAAACAAATTGTTACAGATATGGATAGTGATTTAATAAATAAACTTAATCGCAGTAAATATCAAGATAGTTATTTGGATAAATTACCAAAAAAACTAACTGATTTACAGGTGTATCTTTTAAATAAACTTAATTTAAAGACAACTATAATTGAAACTCATAGGGGTGGTAATCCTGAAAATGACCCTACAAATGAGAGTAACAGAAACATATGCAATATGTTTAAATCGAGATTAAGTACAACATTTGATTTAAACGCTAATATGAATATTCCAATATACGAAATTGGCGAAATTAGAGAAGATATAACTTCTCTGAATTTAAATGAATTAGAAAATAAAATGGATATTTGTCGTTTTTTTGGAAATTATTTCCCTAATTCTTTTAGTATGTTTATTAAAAAAAAAGAATTAATGGAAGATACCGAAACTTTTAAGTTAAAAAATAAACTAAAAATTTTTACTCAAAATGATATTGAAATAAATGATTATATAAAAAATGTAATTAGAAACGAAAATTTTATTAAAAATAATAAAAACGAATCTAGTAAAATATTTTTTGAAGGTTCAAATGATGATACAATTTATTTACTGCATATGTTTACCGAATTTAAAGAAGGAAAACCAAATAATTTTACATTTTCTCTTCAAAAAGATGCCGTAACTGCTGATCAGGTAACAAATGAATTATTCGGTGTTAGAAAAAGAAATTGTTTATCTTTTAATAGTCTCAAACCTTTATATAAATCATTACTTTTATTATCACCAAATATGAGTGAAGAGGTAAAAAACTGCCACGTTCTTTATGGTAAAACTTGTGGAGATGGTGTTGCTGTAGAATTTATAAAATTGTATTCTTATTTAAAAAAACAGAATATTTCTATATTGTCTAGTGATGTTTGTTGTGATTATAGAAACTTATTTGAAAATGGTTGCTCAATTCGTCAAATACCCACCAAATTAGCCGGCACAGGTTTAGGTTCATTAGAAACAGAAAGAACAATTGAAATTTATAAAAATGTTGGAATACAATCTACTAATATTTTACAGCAAAATTTGCCTATTATATTTAAATTATATCAAAATAAAATTGGAGATAAAGAAATATATTTAAAATACGAGTATTTACATTTTAAATTTGAAAATAAATATAAAAAATTACTTAATCTACCATCAATACCAAATCTATTTGAAGAAAATATAGATCCTAACATTTCTGAAGATTTAGAATCCAAGATTAATAATTTGTTTGAAATAATGAAAACACACATTCCAAAAGATTATCAATCCAACGATTATATAGAATTTATATTAAAATTAGCCTTTTATAAATTTGGTAGTAAAATTTGTGAAAATATAAAGAAATCTATACAAGAATATGAAGAAATTTATAAAAAAATAGTTGGTAGTAAACCATTAATTCGAACAGATTGTGAAAAAATTAAAGATATGTTAAATTGCCCTTATCTTTTAACACATTACACAATTCAAATTGAAAATTCTGTAGATGAGTTCATAAGTAACTTTTTAAATTTATTAAAAATAATTGAAAATATCAGGAAAACTATAGAAAATAAAGATTATGAAAATAACAATACAATTAATGAAATGATCGAAAATAATTTTAAAATAATAGCATCTATGGAAAATTTGTTTGAAATAATATTAGTTGATCCATTAAAAATTAAACAACATACTTTATTTAATTTAATAAATGTAATGAATGGTTTGGGAGAAAGAATGTATAATAGATATATACCTAATATAATAAATAAGATAAAAGAATTTTCTTTGATAAAAGAAATATTAAATACTAATCTAGACATTTTAACATATGACGATCAATATAAGGAAATATTAATGAAATTTAATGATTTATTTAAAGAAACGACACAAAATCACAATTTATATTCAGAAAAACAAAAAATAAAACAACCGTTAAATTTACTCAAATATATTTTGAGGTCTCGTGAATGTTTAAATACAATTTTTGTTAAACCTGACAACAAATACAATTATAATTTGAATTCATTTAAAAAATTGATAGAAGAACAAAATTATAGACAAATTATTGATAAATTAGGTTCACCTTGTATTACACCTGCTGTATCTCGTACACAATCTCAAGTACCTCAATCTCAATCATACGCATCTCAAAATTCACCAGTTCCAAGAACTCCAGTAGGACGAAATTTATTGTCTACAATACAAAATATTGGTAGTCCCCCAGTAACAGCAGTATTACTAGGAGAAGGAAACTTTCCATCACCAACAACACCAAATCAAATATGTAACGATGATGAAGAAGATTTAAGTACTATTTTATCTCCCTTAGATGATGATGTTGAGAATTTATATGATATGGATGAAAGTGAAGTAATTAATTATTATCAAGAAAATGGTTTAAATTTATCAGTTAATAATGATGAAAATTTACAGACTGTTTTAGCCAATGCATTAATAAATAATAATCCTCAACAAATTATAGATTATAAAGTTGCTCAAGAGGCAAGAGAAGGAAATATGGTGGAAAATTGGGACGAAACTAGAGTAAATTCTTTTACCGAGCAAACAAAGGGATTATTAAGTAATATATTTGAAACTTTTAAAAGTGGGTTTTCTAGTATTTTTGGAACAGTACAAACTCAATCAACAGGACAAACTAATGAACCTCAACCACCTAATGAACCTCAACCACCTCCCAAAAAAGCAAGAACATCTCCTAGATTTCCTTTTTTTGGAAAAAAAGGCGGTGTTTCCAAAAAATATAAAAAAAATAGAAAATACACTATTAAAAAGAAATGATTAAAGATATAATATTTTTATTCTCTCTTCAAATAAAAATATTATCTTTTTTTTTGTGTTAAATTTTTCATCTTCTTTCTTCCATATTTACAGTGTTGTCTTTGAGAGAAACCTTTGGGACGTCTACAATTAATACTTCTTTTATATTTCAAACTCCATTTTCCACCCTTCAGGGTTTTAGTTTTATTTTTCATTTTACTTTCAATCCATTCTACAAATGAGTCCACTGTCCTATCTTTTAAATTAATATTACAATCTTCATAATTTTCATTTATTTTGCCTTTGTTAGTTATATACAACATAGTTGGAAAACCAACTGGTTTATTTGTCAAATACTTTATTTCTCTCAAAAGTTCTTGGTCAACATCTGCAATTACAATATTATTATTATTTTTATATTTAGAACCTAAAACATTTTGTATTTTTTTCCATTCAGGTTTGGTGGCGTTACAAGGTCCACAACCTTCTAAATAAAATAATACAAAAATATGTTTGCCTTGTTCAACGTATTTATTAAATAACTTTGTATTTTTTGTAGTGGGGTCAATATGTAAAAAAATCATATTCTAATTTATATAAATATTATATAAATTAAAATGTTATAAATATATATACATTATTATATGACATTATCAACTTTATTATTTATATTAGTATTTTTAATTGGATTATATTTTTACGCAAAAAATGCCGACCCTAAATATAATGAAGGATTTACTAGTTTTTCAGGTCAAATTCGTTGTCCAAATTTATTAATTCAAAAGGGTTCCAGATTTTATTTATACAATTCAAAAGTTGCCAAAGTTCCTGGAGTAAATCCAGTAGAGTTTGAAAATTTAGAAGATTACGCTGAATTTTTGGAATGGCAAAGAAGTCAAGGTATAAGATGTCCGGTATTATATTTACAGCAAACTTATGATGTACAGGGCAAAGCAGTTTATAAAATTAGACCAAGTGTTACTCAACCTCAAGGTGGATTACCGCCTATGATACAAACTACAACAGGAACTGGTATTGGTAGTTCTGGTGGTGAATTTATTACAGAAGAAGAGGTAAATAGAAATATAGCTATGGAACCAAACCCTACATTATTAGTTGACGCTACTAGGGATGATCCACCATATAATAAAAATTCATATCCAGCATTTGACCAAACCTCTTATTATGTCGGAACTACCACTCCTTTAGATAAAATTAGTGCACAGGATGAATATATGCTACATAGTCCTAGTCCTATGGACCATAATTGGGGTGGCGCTGATTTTACTCAAGCATTAATTGATAAAAAATATTATAAAGATAATGAGGTTCAAATATATGTTCCTTAATATACAGTATTAAATAGGTATGTGTAAAAGTAGAATATAATATGGATAAAAAGTATATAAAAATATATGAAAGTATGATATAAAATGGAAGAAGTTGAATGCATAATTTCTAAAAATCAAATGACAGAAGGTTTATTCGGTATGGTTATATTATGGATATTTGAAGTATTACCAATATTAGAAAACAATAATGTAGATGTTTCTAAATTAAAATGGGATGTGAGTACTACTAATTATGGTGATATATTTCCAAATATTTTAGAATATAATAGTGAATATGTAAATCCTAATAAAATTAATAAAAAAACTGAATTATTTCATTTAAGAAAGAACTTTCAACAATATACTTTGGGTGATGATTTTATTAAACTTAATAATTTATTTTTTAAATATTTTAGGATACCTAAAGAATTATTGTTAACAGCAGCAAATTATAATTTAAATGATTGTCTAGGTATTCATTTTAGAGGAACTGATAAAACTTGCGACTTTGGAATGAATACTCCAATTACTATTAATGAATTTTATATAATTATTGATTCGTTTCTTAAAAATAATTCACATATAAAAAATGTTTTTCTGGCTACGGATGAGAAGGATATACTGAATTATCTTAAAAATAAATATACTTACATTACTTTTATAACATCAAGAAATTTTAATAACAATTTATTTTGGAGAAATAATGAAAATGTTATCTGTAATGGAAAAGAAGCAATGATTGACATGTTATGTTTATCAAAATGTAAAATTGTATTAAAAGTATCATCTGCTTTATCAGCTTTTTCAAAAGTAATAAATCCTTATTTGAATATTTACAGACTAAACGCATTAAAAATGTTTGTGGACATTCCATATTTCCCTGATGCATACATTCCACTTTTAGAAAAAAATAATAATTATACAGAAGAATGTAATAAAATTTTAGATAAAATACAACTTAATGATTGGTCCATAACTCATAAGGAAAAGTTTAATAATTTTTATTATAAGTTTAGATAAATTACTAATTATTTTAATAAAACATAGATAATAAATTTTTATGTGTATATGTATAAAATTATAAAAATTAATATTTTTATAATTAAATGTGCGGTATATTTGCTATTTTAGGTAAAGAAAATTGTAAGGAAATTGTATTAATGGGTTTGAATTTATTATTAAATAGAGGATATGATAGTTGCGGTATTTGTTTTATTGAAAATAATTCTTTAAATACAATTAAATATGCTTCTACCAAAATATCAAATTCATTTGAATTACTAAAAGAAGAAACAAATTCTTTAGAAATCAATTCTTCTATAGCCATTTCACACACAAGATGGAGTACTCACGGACCCCCAACTGATAAAAACTCTCATCCTCATCACGATAATAAAAATAGAATAGCGATTGTTCATAATGGAATAATTGAAAATTTTCAAGAATTAAAAGATGAATTAATAAATAACGGATATATTTTTCATTCTCAAACGGATACAGAAGTAATTGCTGTTTTAATAGGATTTTATTTAGATGAAAATAATTCTGTTGAAATAGCTATTCAAAAATGTATAGAAAGATTATCAGGAACCTGGGCTTTATCAATTATTCACAAAGATTATCCTAATCGTATGTGGGTAACTCGTAATGGTTCTCCTTTGTTATTAGGTATTGAAGATGATTATGTAATTATAGCCTCTGAACAAATAGCATTTGCCAATAATATAAAAAAATATATTGTATTAAATAATAATGATTTGATAGAAATTTGTAAAGAAAGTAATATTATAAAATTCAATAAAGACATACATAATTATAAAATTAATTATAAAAATCATATGGATGTTGAATTACATCCTGAAGGTTTCAAAAGTTGGTTAATAAAAGAAATAAATGAACAACCAGATTGTATAATTCGTGCAATAAATAATGGAGGTAGAATATCCAGTAATTCAACTGTAAAATTAGGTGGTCTGGATTCTTGTTGTGATAAATTATTACAATTAAAACATTTAATATTGTTAGGATGTGGCACATCATATTATTCCAGTATGTGGGCATTAGATATTTTTAAAAACTTAGAAGTATTTGACTCAGTTAGTTTATATGATGGCGCTGATTTTGATGTTAAAGATATTCCAAGATGTGGAACTACTGGTTTGGTTTTGGTATCTCAATCTGGTGAAACGAAAGATTTGTATCGTTGTATACAATTGGCCAAAGATAATAATTTAATTACTATTGGAGTAGTGAATGTTGTTGATTCATTAATTGCCAGAGAAACAGATTGTGGAGTTTATTTAAATGCCGGACGTGAAGTTTCAGTTGCCTCTACAAAATCATTTACTAACCAGTGTATTATTTTGACTTTGATTGCTATTTGGTTCTCTCAAAATACAAATAAAAATAAAGAAAAGAGAGAAAAAATAATTGAAGATTTAATGAACTTATCTTTTGATATGAGTAAAGTTATAGAGGAATGTAATTTAAAATTACCAAAAATAATTAGTCATTTTAATAAAAATTCAATATTTTTACTAGGCAAAGGTTCTTCTCAAGCAATTGCTCTAGAAGGTTCATTAAAAATAAAAGAAGTTAGTTGTATTCACGCTGAAGGTTATTCATCTAGCGCATTAAAACACGGACCATTTGCTTTAATTGAAGAAAATTTACCAATTATTTTATTTGATATAGATGATAAACATAGAGAGAAAAATGATAATTGTTATCAAGAAGTCAAAGCTAGAGGCGCATTTGTATTAAGGATAAGTGATTTGAATTATGGTGATATAATCATAAATCACAATAAAACATTTAATGGTTTGTTAGCCAATTGTGTATCACAGTTACTTAGTTATGAGTTATCTTTATTAAAAGGTCTTAACTGTGATTACCCTAAAAATCTGGCAAAAGTAGTTACAGTTGATTAAATTAAGAACTAGCATCAACAAATTTCATTACGCTATTTAATGCTGTTTTTACTGAATTTAATTTTACTAATTTATCAAAATCTTTCATAGGGTCATTTTTATTTATAGATAAGGCAGTTTGAAGCATCATACTGTTAACTAAATCATCCACATTTAAAATAGCATTTTCATAATCATTGCGGTATTTACTAATTAATAATATATCTTGATTTTTAATAAATTGGGATTTAATATCAGCCGCATAATTTTTGGCTGAACCAGCTAAACCATTATTAACGCTGGAAACTTGATTATTTGTCATTCCCTCTTGAAAACTAAAATTACTAAATATTAAATAAACTAAATAACAGATAAATATAAAAAATACTAGGGTCAATATTCCTTTATTCATATATTATAAATAAATTTTTTATTTTTTTAATAAAAATTTAATAATATTTGCTATTGAAGTCTTGGTGATTTTTCTAATCTGTCCTTTTTCATTTATATTCGTAATATTATTTAAACAATCTGTGTTTTCTTCTAAACATTTGATTAAGTTTGTCAAGGTTTTAAACTCTTTAATAATAGATATGGCAGTTGTAGAACTTACACTAGGAATTTGACACAACATTATTTCATCTATATTTTCTGGGGTAATATTATCTTTTTTAACTTTTTTGACTAATTTTATATAATCTTTTTCACTAGGTTCATTTTCATCTACAGAAATTATTGAGTTTCCATTAGTTTCATTATTTTCATTTTGTATTGTATTAATAAAGTTATTATAAAATCCTTTTCTATTTGTTGTTAAACCTTTAGTTAATTTAATTGTACTATTACAAATAAATAATGCTGTTTCATCCAAGTTAAATGTTCTTATCACAGAAAAACCTTTATAATAATTTAGAGAGAAAATAGCTGAATAAAAAGTCAATTTTTCTATTTTGACATCTTTAAATACATTCATATTTAATTTATTAATATCACCTTCAATTAAATAAATAATATTGTGATTATGGACTTTATTACCATTTAACCTGTAAGATTGTTCTTCGTATCTACCATCTTTTATACTAGACATTAAATCAGCAACAGTTTTGCGTTCTAAAATTAATATATCCTCATTATTATCACTTATAATTACATCTCCTAATGGTAATGTTTCAGTAATAATACGTAGATTTCTAAAAGCAGGTATAAAAGAAATATAATAGGAAAGTTTATCTTGAAGATCTTTCTCTCGTGTATCAATTTTAATAAACATTTGGAATACTATTTAATAATTTAATAATTTGTTATTAAATTATTTTATAACTAAAATGTTTTTTTATTTTTACTATCCAATTACTTGTAATTACTTGTAAAAAGGGATTAATTTTTTATTTCAAATTGTTTACTATTTTATTTCGTAAGAATATATAATTTCTATTCTGTGTCCGTTGTAAAATGGCATATCAGTAATATGTATATGTATTAAATCCAGAGGATGAAAAAATTTCTTAAAAGGCATCTACAATATTATTTTACCTGATATATTTATTATATTTTGTTACTCCATTCACATTTATAATACTAATTTTATGATTTATATAAATTCCCAATTCCTCGTAATGACAAATAACCGTACATAGGTAAATAATCTAAACATATTCGTATAAAATATACACTTAACCACAATAAATATTTTGATATATTTTGGCGTCGTAAAAAGTATAAAAATAAAGATATAAATAAAATATCTAGATTTCTATATTCACAATACCAAATGTAATATGTAATTAACAATTCTAGAGAATAAACCAAACTCCAAGTAGTTTTTGTTATAAGATTTTTTCTAATTAATGTCATACCAAAAGAAGAAGTTTGGATTGGAGCTAAAGTTGAAAACGTTAATATTGGTGATGAATAAAAACATATATACGTAGCGCCAAACTGACTAACGCTAAAAAAAGCACCTATAAATTCTTTTGTGAAACTTCGTGAACCTACTTTATGATGCTGTCCTCTAACAGTTGAAACATTTGGTGTTCCGTGATAATTAGTAGTTACATCAGCCAATATCAAAGTAAGAAAGCAAATATAGAATTTAAAAGAAGGAAATAAAATACAAAAACACGCACGCCAAGCAAATAATAACGAATGAATACGCAGTTCTTCCCATATAAACATATTCATTTTGGTTTCAGTAGGGCGATTTTTAAGTACAATAAAAATAAACGACGAAGCATTTAAAAGTATATGAGGTAGAATTGTAAACCAATCTAAATAATAAACTCCATATACAAAATATAGATAATATTGTACAAAATAATTACTTAAACATATTAAACCAAATGTTTTATGAATATAATAAGGGTCTTCGTGTGTAATCAATTTACGTAATAAATTCTGCATCTTATTATTCCATCTTTCTAAACTTATATTTATTATTGTTTTCTTAAATATATTTTTGTAACTTTTTTTAACCCATATTTCCTCCAATTGTTGCCTTGTAACCGTATTTTTGGGTTTGAACAGTTGTATTTGGAATACAAATTATTGGAAGAGATTGTGGACCTCTTCGTAACGTTGGATTACTTTGCATGAAAAAACCTATACGAGAAACGATGCCACTTTTTTTACTGCCTCCACAAACGTTAGTTCTGTTAACTATTGAAGCTTGATTTCTAGCCATTTTACTACCGGAGTTGTAGACCATTTTTATACACTATAATTATATTTTATTTTTTAAAAATATAAAATATAATTTTATTCATCTAAATATTTAAAAATAAATCCTCCGGCTGTTTTCCTTTTTTTAAGTAATACTCCCTGTATATTACTTTTACCTATTTTTAGTATTTTACTAGCTCCAGAAATAGAATTAAATTTATTAATCTCATTCATTTCTAAATCATATTGAATAATTTTTCTAGTAAAATTATTTCCTAAACCGCACTGAAATTTATGTATTTGATTTTCTTTATTGGTTACCCATTCTAAATTTTCAACTTTATTATTTAATTTATTACCATCAATATGATTAACTTGTTCTTTATTATCAGGATTATCTAAAAAAGTAAATGCTATAAGACGATGAATTAAATATGTTTTATTAAAAATAAAAACTCTTTGATAACCGAAACCATTTACTTTATATTTTTCTTTTATAATTCCTTGACTATCTTTAAATCTTCCCAAATTTGAAACAAAATACTTTTTATCGTCGTCATTCAAAATAGTAGTATTATTAATTTTAATAATAACTTCTTTCCATATTTCATTTTCTAAATCTTCATAATTATTTTCATATTTCCATTTATATCCGTATGCTGTTTTAGATAATCCAATTAGACAATTACCAATAGCATTTCTACCATTATGACTAGTTTTTGTTAATTTATTATTTAATGCCCAAATTCCAGCTAATTCTATAGAACTATATTTTTCTAAAATATCATTATTATTTTTATTAATTCTTAAAATGGTCTTATTCCTATTATTTTTATAAACTAAATCAATAGATTTATGTTGATTATTTTCTTTTCTGGTCATCCATTCCAAATTATTAATATTATTATTACTTCTATTTTTATCTTTATGATTAACATCACTTTTATTTTCAATATTGGGAATGAAAGCATTTGCTACTAATCTATGAACTCTAAAATTTTTTTTGCAATTACTGTTTTTTAAACTGACACTAGAATACCCACCTCTATTTGATTGTTTCAATATGTATTGTCTATTAATATTTTTAACTCTTCCTAAATTACTTACAGCATAATTGCTATAATCTTCAATTGTCTTCCAAATTTCTTCTTCACTCTCCATATTTGTTCATTTGTATATAAAGAATATTCTTTAAGTTATTTTGGTTCATTATTTGTAGATTTTTTAGAAGAAGAACAAGAAGTATAATAGGCAACTAAATCACTTACCCTTTTCATCCAATTTCCTAAATAATCACTAATTTTTGATTTATTTTTAGGAGTTTCAATTTTAATTTCTTCTAATTCTTTAGGTTCAGTCAAATTAGTTAGTTCTTCCTGTATGACAGGTTCAGTTGATGCTAAATCGGTTGAATTAGTTTCCTCTTTTGGAACTTCTAAAGTAAGATTGGACTGATTTGCTTCTTCATTTTTAATTTCAACTTGGGGCAAAGTTTCAGTAGTAATATTTTCACTTTCCATTATATAATTATATATGCAAAATATTTATATTGGTTACGAATTATAATATATGCTAAATCTATTTAAAGTTATATATTTATATAAATAAATATACAAGATGACAACAGACATAAAAATTGCGCACGATGATGATATTATCAAATCAGAAGAAGGTTTAATATTTAATCCATTTAATCCATTAAATATTAAGATTACATTTGATGATGTCAAATGTATTCTTTCTAGGTATGGTATTCCACCTACAATAAATAATATGGCATTATATGAACGTGCTTTTGTCCATCGTTCTTATACAAAAAGACCTAATTTTGAGAACTTAGCCCAAAATATAACAATTGTAGAACGTCCTCCTGATTGTATGCCATTAAGCAGTAAATCAAATGAACGTTTAGAATTTTTAGGAGATGGAATTTTAGAATTAGTAACAAAATATTATTTGTATAGAAGATTTCCTAAAGAAAATGAGGGATTTATGACTGAAAAAAAAATAGCAATTGTAAAAAATGAAGCAATTGGCAAAATTGCTTTAGAAATGGGATTACATAAATGGCTGATTTTATCAAAACATGCCGAAGAAAAAAAAATACGCACTAATTTGAAAAAACTAGGTTGTTTATTCGAGTCATTTTTAGGAGCACTTTTCCTTGATTTTAATAAAATAGTTGTTAAAGATGAAGATGGTTGGTTTCAATCTATGTTTGTAACAGGACCAGGTTTTCAAATGGCCCAAAAATTTGTAGAAAATATATTTGAAAAACATATTGATTGGATATCTTTAATTACAAATGATGACAATTATAAAAATATTCTTCAAGTAAAAATACAAAAAGAATTTAAGGTTACTCCCCATTATTTAGAAATAGAACACGACCCTGAATTAGGTTATAAAATGGGAGTATATTTATGTTTAGGTCAACAAATTCACACATTAAAACACGAAGATTCAGTTGATATATATTTTTTCAAGACATTTAAGTCCATTCATGATTATGTTGCTGAAAATGGTAAAGTATTATTATTTTTAGGTGAAGGTCAACATAAAATAAAAAGAAAAGCAGAACAAATTGCTTGTAATGAGGCAATTAAATGTATTCCAGAAAATTCAAGTGAAGAGATTATGTAAAAATTCAAATATATAAATATATAAAACTTTATATATTTAAATAATATAGTAGATTTAAATGCAACCTTTAGAAAAAATTAAACAAAAATTAATGGTTAAACCTTCTATTAAAGAAGTAGAACCAGTTGTTATAGCAATTAAAGTAGATAAAACTAATGAAAAAGAAAAAACAATAATAATAGATGAAAGTAATAAAGATATTGACCGTGATAGTTTGCTAAAAAAATTGCTGGGTAGTAAATTAACAAAGGTACAAATAAAACCTGTTTTAAAAGAAGTGAAAGAAAAAGAAATTATGGAACCAATTACAAAAGCAGTTGAAATTGTAGAAATTAAAAAAGCAAAAAAAATTCCTCAAAAAAAATTATTATTAATAGAAGATGAAGAAGGTATCTTGGAAAAACCTTCTGGAAAAGAAGATGAATTGGAGGAAGTAACTTTTGAAAAAATTGCTGAAGAAAAACCTGAAATTGAAATAACAACTGAAAAAAAGGAACCACGCAAAGGACGCGCAACCAAAAAGATAGAAAAAGGTATTGCAGTTTTAGGACCAGAGAATTTTGTAGAAATTGGCGATACAAAATTAACTGAAAGATTAATGAAGAAATCACCTCCAGTTTTAGTCAAAGTTTCTAGTTATTATATGAATAATCGTGAACTTTTTGTAAACTTTATTAATTCTCTCTTTGAACCCTATAAAAAAGAAATAAATGAAATGAAGAGTGCTATTTCTTGTGATGATATCGGTAAAGATGAAGGAGATTTTTCACTATTGACACACCAAAAATTTGTTCGTGATTATATGAATTTATTTACTCCTTATAGAGGTTTACTATTATACCATGGGTTGGGTGCTGGAAAATGTCATCGAAAGGGCACACCTATTATCTTGTCAAATGGAGAAATCAAATTAGTTGAAGATATACAAGTCGGAGATTTATTAATGGGTGACGATTCAACACCAAGAACAGTAACATCATTAGCGCGTGGTAGAGATAAAATGTATGACATCGTTCCTGTAAAAGGTGAAAAATATACTGTAAATCAAGAACACATATTATGTTTACGCGCCTCAGGATTTCCAAAAATTTCTTGTAATAATTACAAAACAAATACTAATTATAATATTCAGTGGTTAGAAAATAATGAGTTTTGTTCAAAGACATTTACATTTAATAAAATTAACCAATATGAAATTAAACTTGATGCTGAAAAATTTTTTGAAAGTATAAAGAATAATCCCAAAACAAATGATAATGTTTTTGAAATTGCTGTAAAAGATTATTTGAATTTATCTGACAAAAAGAAAGGATTTTTAAAGGGTTATAAAGTGCCTATTGATTTTCCTGAAAAAGAGTTACCTATAGATCCGTATATGATTGGTTATTGGTTGGGTGATGGAACATCACGTGGTTCCTCAATTACTACGCAAGATTCAACTGTTTTATATTATTTTGCCAAAAATCTTCCAAATTTAAATTTATCTTTGAATTATTGTTCAGGATATAGTTATAATATTGTAGGAAATGGTAAATATTATAATAATATTTTTTTGAATACATTAAAAGAGTTAAATTTGATTAATAATAAACATATTCCATTTATTTATAAGTATAATTCTAGAGAAAATCGTTTGAAACTTCTTGCTGGATTAATAGATAGTGACGGTAGTTTATCACACGGTGGTTTTGATTTTACCCAGAAAAATGAAAAATTAATGGATGATGTTATTTATCTTGTAAGAAGTCTTGGTTTTTCTTGTTATAAATCAATAAAAAATACATCTTGGACATATAATGGTGAAAAAAAATATGGTAAAGCATTTCGTATTAACATAAATGGAAATGGTATTGAAAATATACCAACTCTAATTCCAAGAAAACAGGCAACTTCAAGAAAACAAATAAAAGATGTTCTTGTTACAGGAATAAAAGTAGAATATGTAGGCGAAGATGATTATTATGGGTTTACATTAGATGGTAATTGTAGATATTTAATAGGCGATTTTACTGTAACTCATAATACCTGCACATCAATTGCAATTGCTGAAGGTATGAAAGATACCAAAAAAATTATTATTATGTTACCTGCTTCTTTAAGAACAAATTATATGGAAGAATTAAAGCGTTGTGGTGATTCGTTGTATAAAAAAAATCAATATTGGGAATTTGTTTCAACTGAAAAACATCCTGAAGCATTATCAACCCTATCCACTATATTAAATTTATCACAAGATTACATATTGAAACATAAAGGTGCTTGGTTTGTAAATGTAAAAAAACCTTCCAATTTTGAACAATTATCTTCTATAGATAAAAAGTCATTAGATGACCAATTAAATGAAATGATTCGAAATAAATATGTTTTTATAAACTATAATGGTTTACGCACAAAACGTCTAGAAGAATTAACATCTGGTTTTACAAAAAATTTATTTGATAATTCAGTTATAATAATTGATGAAGCACATAATTTAATTAGTAGAATTGTAAATAAAATTAAAAAGGAAAAAATAATACCAGAAAATGAACGTGGAGAGAAAGAATATTCACCAAAGTTCCTTTCCACAAAACTCTATGAATATTTAATGAGTGCTAAAAATGCCAGAATTGTTTTACTTACAGGAACCCCAATTATTAATTATCCTAACGAATTTGGAATACTTTTTAATATTTTAAGAGGATACATCAAAACCTGGAACATTCCATTAAATGTAAAAACAAATAAAAAGGTAGATAAAAATACACTTCAAGAAATGTTATTAGGAGAGAAAACCTTAGATTACTTGGATTATTCACCATCCAGTAAAATTCTAACAATTACAAGAAATCCTTTTGGTTTCAAAAATAAAATAAAGGTTACTTCAGGTTATCAAGGTGTTTCAAATGTAAAAAAAGATGAAAAAGGAAATAATATATTTGACCAAGAATTTATTAATGATGATGATTTTGAGAGAAAAATAATTGCCATATTGAAAAAGAATGATATTGATGTTTTAGCTGAAGGCATAAAAATAAAAAATTTAAAAGCACTTCCAGATGATTTTGATATTTTTGAAAATCAATATATAGATAGTGTTTCTAAAAATTTGAAAAATGTTGATTCTCTCAAAAGACGTATTATAGGTTTATCTTCCTATTTTAAAAGTGCACAAGAAAGTTTATTACCTACTTATAATAAAACATTAGGCGTAGATTATCATATAGTAAAAATTCCAATGAGTGATTATCAATTCAAAATTTACGAAACAGCCAGAAGAGAAGAGAGAAAATTGGAAAAGGCATCCAAAAAACCACAAAAATTAGATGAATTGTTTAAGGAAGCAACATCTACCTATAGAATATTTTCACGTTTATTCTGTAATTTTGTTATGAATGACCGTCCATTACCTTCCGGTAAAAAGAAAAAACTAACTGAAACGTCAAGAGAAGAAGTGATAGATGATTCAAACGTAACAGATTTATTAAAACAAGCTCAAAAAGAAGAAATAAACGTAGATGTTAATGATGAAAATGAAGGTGAAGAAGAAGGTGATGAAATATTAGATAAAATAGGTGGAATTAGTTACAAAGAGAGAATAGATTCTACTTTGAAATATATTAAAGAAAATTCAAATGATTTTTTAACAGTTGAAGCTTTATCAACACATAGTCCCAAATTTTTACATATACTGGATAATATAAAAGACCCAGAATATATTGGTTTACATTTAGTATATAGTCAGTTTAGAACACTAGAGGGAATAGGTATTTTCAGTTTAGTATTAGAGAAAAATGGTTTTGCAAGATTTAAAATTAAAAAGAACGCATCGGATATTTGGGAAATAGATATTCCAGAAGAAGATTTGGGCAAACCTACTTTTGCTTTATATACAGGAACCGAAACAACCGAAGAAAAAGAAATTATTAGACGTATTTATAATGGGGAATGGGACTATATACCAACTAATCTTTCTACAGAACTGAAAAAAATTGCCAAAAATAATAATATGGGAGAAATAATTAAAGTTCTGATGATTACTTCATCTGGTTCTGAAGGAATAAACTTGAGAAATACAAGGTATGTTCATATTATGGAACCCTATTGGCATCCTGTGAGAACTGAACAAGTAATTGGTAGAGCACGTCGTATTTGTAGTCATAAGAACCTTCCAAGAGAATTACAAACTGTTGAAGTATTTATATATTTAATGGTATTCTCGGCAGCCCAATTAAAATCAGATGACGCAATAGAATTAAAAAGAAAAGACCTTTCAAAAGGAGAACCAAAAGTTCCAGTAACGAGTGACCAATTGTTATATGAAATTTCAGAAATAAAAGCAAATTTAAGTTTACAATTAATTGAGGCTATTAAAGAAACATCTTTTGATTGTTATATTTATTCAAACGGTAAATGCTTTAATTTTGGAGACCCTAGTAACACTAAATTTAGTTATGTTCCTGATTACTCTAATCAACAAAATGATATGACAATAAAAGCAAATAAGAGAAAAATAGAATGGGAAGGTAAACCAATTAAATTAAATGGTCAAGAGTATGTTTATAGAAGAATGAGTAAAACATTATTGAATATTTATAGTAAAAACAGTTACTTGGAGGCTCTTGAAAATCCTGATATTATACCATTACAAATTGGTACACTTGAGATAAACGATAAAGGTGAACAGGTTTTCAAACCACTAGTTACATAAACTGATAATAAATTCTAGTAATTCCTTTTCTTCGTCTTTAAGATTACTATAAAACATATTTATGTCGTATAAAGAATTCATCATTTTATAATAATAATGATTTACTTTATTTTTAATTTTTTGAGTAATTTTTTGAGAATATTCATTCATCAATAAAGGTCTACTTTTTTCATTTGCCAAATAAATTCTTAAAAATATATTTCTCATTCGTAAATATCTTTGTTCACTAGTTACAATTATTTTGTGAAATAAAAATAAATAAAAAATAAAATAAATAAATGATTTTGATAAAAACATATTTTATTATATTTATTAATATTTTGGTTAATAAATATAATTGGAATATTTTTAAACTAATTTAAGTAAATGTATAAAAAATAATATTCTGAATTATATTTATAAAAAATGGATAAACATATTAAAATAAGTTTAGGTTGGAGTTGCAAACCACGCGAATATATTAAAAATAATTTTATGTCTAAACAAGATGGTTATCTAACTTGCCCTTTTGATTTATGTATAACACCATTTGATTCTATGTATAATTGCTTGGAAACAGATTTTAAATATTTTTTTGATGATTTAAAAACTATTCCTGGAGCTTGTCACCATCTTCATCCAAAAAAAGATTTAGAAGAAAAACACAATATAACAAATTATTATAAAATGATTTTTAATCACGAGGGTTCAACACATTCTAATTTATTTAACGTTGGAACCAATGACGATTTATTTTACATAAGAAATGATTTTGATGAATTCAAAAAAAGGTATTTAACAAGAATTGATAATTTTAGAAATTATATAAATAATTATGTTAATATAACGTTTATTATATATAAATGGGAAAACGACAAAGATACTTATAATCTTGATAAACTAAATGATTTATTAAGAAAAAAATATCCGAATAAAAATATAGAAATTGTAGAAATATAATAATAATTCTATTTAACTAATATTAAAATTAATAAATTTATCTATTTTTTCTAGAAGATAATTTAATTTATCATTTAATTTATTCACTTCACTTTTTAAATCGTTAATTTCAATTGAAATATTGTAATTTACTTGATTCTGTATGTTACTAGTAACAGAGTAACTATCCTCCATATTTATTTGAATATTATTTTCCGATTTCTTTTTTAATTTGGAAAAAAATTTTGGTTGCTCATCCTGAAATTCATTTACTTGATTTAACACCACGTTATTATTATTATTATCTTCCCAACTAATATGTTTTTCATTTTTTATATTGGTATTCTCACTTTTTAACCAATCATTTGTATTTAATTGATTTTCTGTAATTTGATTTTGATAATTTTTATTTATTATTTCAATATCGTAATTTCTTTGTTTTTGAATATTTTTAATTTTTGTTTCTATTTCACTTAAAGGTTCATCTATTTCATCACTAAAATTGGGAACTGGTGGAACAGGTAGTGTCATCGCATTCATAAATTCTTGTTGTTTATCCTGTAAATCTTTTTCAAATTGACTTTTTCTCTCGTTTTGTATTTCTTCAAAAGTAATTGGTTGTTTAATAAGTTCATCATGAATTTTAATTTTTTTAAATTGAGTTTGGTTCTGTTGTTGCGGTTGTTGTGAATGTGTTATATTTGGTAGAGTCTTGTTTTGTATTAATTTTGAATTTAAATAATTTATAATTAATAAAATATATTTCTTATTTAATTCTACTAATGTATTGCAGTTTTTTCTCTCAATATCATAAAAACCTTTTAAATTTGCTTCAAAGATTTTGGTTAATTCCATAATTTTACTATGAGAACTACAAAAATCTTTTATTACTTGTTCTTCTATTAATACATCCCACAAAACTTGGATATTTTCTTTATTTAAAAATTGATGAATTTTATTCATAGACATTAATTAATATATTTAAAATATCTGTTAATATCTTAAATATATTTTATTTTTAAAATATTTATAAATGATCATTAAAATATATCTTCCTAAATTTATGCATATATTCATCCTTTAAAATATGGGTTTTCAAATATTGTTCTGTCATTTTATCCTCTAACATATGAACTATGAAAAATAAACTATAAATTCCACATTCAGTATTTCCATATTGATGTTCAACTGGGTGATTTTCATCATAAATAAAATTAATTTTTGGATTTAAATTTTGACCTTGTTTTTTTATATTTTCAACTAATTCTTTTACTTCACGTGGTGCTGTATTACCAACACTATCAAAAAAGAAAATTTTTTTCTTTTTAATATTAATAAACATAGAAATCCAGTGCTCTCCTGGTTTATCGTGGGGATCAGTATTGAATATTATTCCAATTTTAGTTTTACCCTTTTTGATTTGTTCTTCCAAATTAAAATTACATAGTTCTTCCCAAACACATTCGCCATATAATTTTCTGGAATTAAAATCAATCGGTGATGGACCTATGAAATCAAAACATTTATATGCTTTTTCATATTGTTTCATTACTTTTATTATGTCTATACTAGATAACCATTCATTTGGATTTTTCTTCCATTCTGTTGGAGAAACTGGGGCAAAAGATTCCTTAAAATCTTCGTCTAAATTTCCAAACTCATTTTTTTGTTTTAACCAACAAGATTCTTTATTACAAACATTTTTTAAATAATTGGATAATAGTTTATGAATTTCTTTTGGTTCATTTGTTAATATTTTAACGTCCGGATGTCTAGAATTCCATTTATCTCTCAATTTAAATAAAGATTTATCAGTATAGCAACTAAAATCATTTACTTCATTTTTATCCTTTGGACTACAATTAATTTTTTGTAAAGTAAAATCTGTTTGTTTTAATTTATGATTATGATAATTTTTTCTAGATTTCTTCTTTAAATTATTTCTTCTTTTTTTATAACTTTTTTTATTATTTTTCCGTGTTTTCATCATAAACTATATTGATATTTTCTTTTTTCTTAATTCCTTTATTCCTTAATTTAGGTTCTTTTAAATTAATTTCTCTTATTTTTGGTAAAATAATTAGTTCTTCTTCTTTCTTACTTATGCATTTTACGAAATTATCTAAACTCGGTTTTGCTTTAGTTGAACGCATAAATAATCTATTGTCCTCAATTGGTTTTTCTTCATAATTTTCTTGATTTATATTTTCATT